AGGATGGTCGCCAACGCGCTGATCAGAGTCTTGAAGGTCTTCATGCAGCCTCCCCCATGTTGCAGCGCATTTTCATGTACTCGCTGTCTTCCGGGTGCGGCAGGTAGATCCCGTGTTCTTGCGCCCAGGCATCGATGCAGGTCATGAAGGAATGCATCTCACCCTTGTCCAGCTCGCTGGTGTGGCGCAGTTCGTAACGCTCTGTGACTTCGCCGGTCTTCAGGTTGATGTCGCGCACCACTTCTTCGCCGAGGAAGGTGAGTTTCAAGTTGCGCTTCATGTTCTCCATGTTCATCGGCGCGCCGGTGGCGAACGTGGTCTTGCCCATGCTCACGAAGAACTGGGCAGCACACTCACACCACTTGTGAAACAGAGCGTTCTGAGGAAGGCTGCGATTTGCCCCGGTGATCGTGACGTTGCAGGGAAAGCCCTTGTTGCGGATCGCAGCGTTGATATTGGAAAGCTCGGCCAGTGAGTTGATGCGGATCTTCTCAGCCATGGCTGGACTCCTCACTCAATGCGTTGTCGATAGCGGCATCAAGCTCTTCGGTGAACAAACGGTACTCGTGCGGGCCAACCCATTCGCTGACCTGAATATTCGGTCCCGAACCAGTCTCTGCGCGCAACCACCGGTACCGCTCAGCATCCGTGCGCAGCACCTCGTTCTCGGCCTGAAGCTCATCAACGCGCTTGCGGAGCACGTCAGCACGATGCATGCCCAGCTCAGACCAGTGGGCGGTCTCCTTCACCCAGTCGGTCTTATCGCTGAATTCCTTGTAGGCCGCCTCGAAACCCTGAAGCCGCTCAATCTCCGCGATCAGCTCAAGACCCACAGTTGGTGTGCAGACCATGCTCCAAATGTCTTCCTTGGCGGGAAACTCCTTATTCGCTTCTTGCGCAAGCTTCTTCAAATCGGCGAAATCACTCATCGAAAAACCTCCTGCAGATTCACGGACTGAGCTGACCGCACCACCTTGTGGTTGAAGCCGTAACCAGCTAACAGGGTTATGAGAGTGAGCACGATCCAGATTCGGCTGATCATGGGCGGGCTTCCTCCGCTTCTGCGCGATCGATGAGCGAGTCAAGACGCGACATCGACAGAGCAAGCATCTGGTCGTAATCGTCGTCGCTCAGAACCGGAACGCTCACATAGCGCACTCGATGGTTCGTCATGGTGACTGCCAGTTCGAGGGCCTGGCGCGCCTCCACTGGTGTTGCGAGACGTACAGTCATCAGAAACCCTCCTTGCCGCGCTGCGATTCCCAATCGAAAGGAACAACCACCCCACCACCCTCGCGCAGCCGATCAACGCAACGCTCGCCCATCGCCAGAGGCAATTGGTCGCCGCTCAGGTTGGAGATCACCACAGTCGGTCGCATCTGCTCATACCGGCCGTTGATGATTGCGAACAAGGTGGTCAGCTCGAAGTCGCTGGGCTGCTCCTTGCTCACACCGACCTCATCGAGGACCAGCAGCGAAGGTTCGATCAGGCTGGACAGGATGTCGGCCTCGGACTGCTCGTTGTTGCGGTCGTAGGTCGCGCGGATCGACTGCAGGATTGAGCCGACAGTTCGGTACACGGCTGTGGCCGAGGTGGCGCGCATCAGATCGTTTGCCATGGCAGCGCCGAGATGGGTCTTTCCGGTGCCGGGCTGGCCCAGCAACATCAGGCAGCGACCCGTGCGCTCGATCTCGGCGAACGCGGCGACGTAGCGACGGCAGAACGCCAAGGCCTTGCGCTGGCCTTCGTGCTCGACCTGGTAGTTGTCCAGGGTGCGATCAGCGAAGCGCTTCGGGATCAGCGCTGCGCCGAGCTTCTTCGCCATGGCTTCACGCTTGATCCGGATTTCTTCGGCGCGTTGCTTGGCTTCGCGCTCGGTGCGCTCCTTGCGTTCGCACTCAGGGCAGCGGCCAACGATCTCGCGCCCCAGCAGCACGGTGACGCGCTGTTCGAACGGGCCGTGATCGTCGCAGTGGCCTGGCTGGATACGCTGGCCGGCGGCCTGTTTCACGTCGGACATGGCAATCACCTTTTCAGAGCGCATAGCTGCCGTCCTCCCGCTGGGTCAGGCCTGCGGTGTAGTCGCGACCGGCGAAGCCGTGGTGTCGTGATGCGGAGGGTGCAGCGGCTGGTTTTTCAGCGATGCGGTTGGCAATCCAGGCTGCCTTGAACCCCTGCCAGCCAGCGGAGAGCGCCTCAGTCATCGCGACATCAGCAGCGATCCCCAGATCAGCGCACTTCACCAATTCGGCGTTCAGCGAGTTCCAGACGGTCTCGGTGACGGCGGCTTTTTTCTCCTTGCGCAGGGCCAGCCAGTCTTTGAGCAGGCCCTCGGTCAGGCAGTGAGGATTGTTTGCAAGCAGGTTGGTCAGGCCGAACGGCTTTTTGCGATCAGCCTTGGCCTGAGCCTTCTCAGCTTGGGGGGTAATAATCTCTTCCGAAGGAAGAGTTATAGGGGGTTCTTTCTTTGTATAAAGAAGGCAAGTTGCCGTTTTGGTCTCACTCGATTCCTGTCTCAGTGAGACGATATTGTCCCAGTGAGACGTTTTGGTCTCAGTGAGACTCTGTTGTTTTTCTTCGTAGAACACCCATTCCGACACAGGGGAAATGCCGATGTCGCCACGGCTTCCACCGACGCGGTAGATGATCCGGCGCTCAAGGAGATGACTGATTGCCTTCGACGTGACGTCGCGGCGCATGTTGGTGTGTTTGCCGAGGTCGTCGGCGGTAAGGCGCTTCGTTTCGACCTGGTACCCGATTGTCTGACGGGCGATTGCCATGACAACACGAAGCTCGCGCGCAGGCAGGTCGACGGTGGAAAGCGCCTCCATAACGGAATTGTCCATTCGGGTGAACCCTCGGGACTTGTCAAATGAGACGATGTTTGTCATGATTTTTCTCGCTTACTGCTTTGCTGAAGAACCACCGGGCCTGGTGGTTTTTTTGTGTCTGAAATTCAGGCGACCTTTACGGACTGCTTGAACACTTCCAGGCTGACGATCACCTCGTCGGCTTCCTTGATCAGTTCCGATTTCTCACGCGAGCACACATGCCCGTCCGACTGTGCGTCGTAGGCCAGTCGAGTCACGTCAGCGAGATCAACGTGCAGGCGCATCAGCGCCGAATTCAGATCGGTAGGTGCAGGCTTTTCTTTCGGGACCAGGTCAAACCCGAAGTGCTCTGCCCAAGCTTTCAGCGGGCGGAAGTCCTTGGTGTACTTCATGATCCGGTGCAGCTCCTGCACGTTCATCTTGTGGCTGTCGTAGTCCGGGTTGGCTTTCTGCGACAGCAAAGTGCGCGAAGGGAAACTCGCGCCCTCGGCAATCTTGCTCGCGCCATGCGTGTCCACCACGTCGTAGATGGCCTTCATCAATTCCTGCATGTCACACCTCGAAAATTGTTACGTGGCGTTACGCCACCAGCGACGCGATCATTTGCTTACCAACTGATCAAGGACGTATCCATGACCGACTCTTCCGAACTGGAAGGCGAGATAACCGCCCTCTGCTGCTTTGTGGGTGCCTTGGCATCCACCCTGCCCCTGTCTTCTCAGATGAGGCTCTGGCCTGCCTTCGAGCAGAAGGCCAGTCAGTTACGTGATCAGTTGAGCCAAGAGGCTTTGCGCGGCTTTGAACTGGCGACGATCTCGCTTAGCTCGAAGCGCGGTTAGGCAGCGGTTTTCTGTGGTGCGAGCTGGCAGGGAAATGGGCGGATCTCCTCCGCCGTCAGCTTCCCGTCCTCATGCTCGATCACAAGGATTTCCCGAGCTGCCTTGAGGGCCTTCGAAATGGCCGGAGCACTGACGCCAAGACCTTTGGCAACTGCGGATTGACCAATTCGCTCGACCAGCTCTGGCAATGGCGTCTTCTTCATTTTTTTGCCTCAGCAAGCGGTGTATGCCTGCAATATTAACCGGCGGTTAGCTTTCAAGCAACACCGGCGGTTAGCGCAAATAACTTAACCAACGGTTAAATTTCACGGATGACGAAAAAGAAAGAGCTGTCCCCAGAACTCAAGGCTGAATGCGATGCTGCCAAGGCACTCTTCGTATCGAAGAAAAACGCGCTCGGTCTGACCCAGGCGGGTCTCGCGGAAGCCGCCGATATTTCTGCGGCCGCAGTCGCTATGTACCTGAATGGAACAAATCCGCTGAATGCCAAGTTCGCTGCGGTGCTGTCGCGCGAAATCGGGGTGCCTGTAGAGAAATTCAGCAAGCGGCTCGCCAAGGAGATCAGTGGCCTAACAGCCGCTGCTGATGAGCCAGCCGCTAGCGCGAATGCTTCGGCCGCTGACTTGGTCCGGCAAATGCTTGCCAGCAAAGGGAAAAATATCTCAGAGGGCACTCGCAAAGCGCTACTGGCGGTGGCCGAAGGTGACGACGGTGAAGCTCCTGTCAGCGCTTTGGTACACGACGCCTATAAACCTGGCTTGATTGGCGACGAGGTATGGATCGCTCACTTGGACGTCCGTGGCGCCCAGGGCGGTGGAGAGGTCGTGCACGACTTCCCCGAACTGCTTCAGGACCTCCGTGTCAGCCCCTCTCATCTGCGGATGATGGGGATCCAGTTCAAAGAGCACTTCCACCTCAAAATCGTAACCGGATGGGGCCAGTCCATGACCCCGACCATCAAGCACGGCGACCCATGCCTAGTGGATGCCAGCATCAAAAACTTCATAGGTGACGGAATCTACTTCTTCTCATATCAGGGCTTCCAGTACATCAAGCGCCTGCAGATGAAGGGGAAGGACAAATTCAAAATGATCTCGGACAACCGTAAGCACAAAAACGAAGACATCCTTATTGATGAAACATACATTCAGGCGCGTGTATTGTTCGTGTGGAACGGTCATTTAGTATAAAAAAATCTGAAATCTTCACTTACTTTTATATAACATAATTAAACGCTGCCAGCACGGAAGGCCATATGAAAAAGCGGTCTAATACTAAAGCGAAACATGAAATTAGGGCAGCGTTAAAGCGCGCAACAAGGAGCAACCGTACAAAAGGTAAAGGCGAAATCGTTAATGTCAACCCAATATATCTTCGTCCATTTAACGGTGATATTACCGCTCGTCGACCTCATGAAGACCCAAAAATCCAAGTGCCGGCTAAGCTTGACCTATACTCAAAACAGAATTTCGATGCGTTCTGTAAGTTTATTGGCAATCTTCGAGAGATGGCAAAGTACAATGAGCGCATCATACTTTGCTTTAGACACACTCATCGTATTACTGCAGCAGCAGCTCTCAGAATGCTTGCTGAGGTTGCACACCTACAAACTAATCTTAAAAACTTAAGCTTCGGGTGCTCAATACCGCCGAAGCGCCGCGGTAAATACAAGAACGCCGACAAAGTAGTGGAAGGTATTCTTCAGCAGATAGGATTTTTCAAACTTATCGGCCAACCTGAGCGCACCCCAACTAAGCAAAGTAACATCACTTGCTGGAAGCAGCTTTCCGGCTATCTCGCTGATGGAAGCTTGGCAGGCAGCTTGCTAAATAGCCTGCCCGTTTCGATTTCAAAACAATCTAAAGCCCAGCTCTACAAGGGGGCTATTGAAGCCATGGCCAACAGTGTTGACCACGCTTACCCCGGAACAGGCGCTACGCATCCAGAAAACAGATGGTGGATGCTAGTGGGTACTTCTAGCGACAAAATTACGTTGATCGTCTGCGATCTTGGAGTTGGAATTCCTGTCACGCTACCGCAAAAACACCCAGATTCTTTACTGAAATCTATTTTCAAACTCTGCGGCATTATGGGCAATGGTGACGCCGACCTTATTCATGCGTCTACGTTCATCAAGCGTTCTCGCACGAATCAAACTCATCGCGGCAAGGGAGGAGCAGATATTCGAGCAATTACTGAACATTTTCCATCGGCTCTGCTCTCAATCAGAAGTAATAGAGGATGCTACGTGGTCGCCGGAGCGAGGCGTGAAGGCAGCATGCCCGACGGATACAAGCTCTTACCCGGCACCAATGGACGGGAGTGGTCAGCTAGCTATAATGGCTCTATCCAAGGTACATTAATTGAGTGGACCGTATCTTTGAAGGAATTGGAAGAATGAAAGTTATCCGCATTACAGAATTTTCCGAATTTCCAGGCCCCCGATACATATCGCTCGGACCTTATTCGGGTGAGGCTTTTCGAAAACAGGTCCTCATACCGAATATACAAGCGCACGCAGGTAAATTAATCGTTGACCTGGACGGTGCTCTAGGCTATGGCTCATCTTTTCTAGATGAGGCGTTTGGCGGCCTGATTCGGGAGGGCGTAGATAGTAAAGTAGTCTTAGAGATATGCGAAAACCTGAAATCGCAGGATGATCCATCGCTCAAGATTCAGATTACTCAGTGGGTTAAAGAGGCTATCGACATTAAAAATCAGGATAATTCTAAATGAGTGCTCCTGCAGAGTCAGGTCTCAGCATCGGCTCGTATGTCGGCTGGACCTTTGCTTTTGTTGGTCTGGTAGCTACATTGATTGGATGGCGAGTCCGAGGCGAACAGCAGCGTACGTTGGCAAAAAGGAAAGATATTCACGACTCGATTGATAGAGCTGTGAAAGCACTCACCGAATATGAAGATGGCGCTATTTCATTCTGGACAGAGAAAGATACAAAGTTTAATAAAAATAGTATTTTGACGCTTCACAGGCGTCTCACTGTCTCCCTCAGACAGATCGAGGAGCTCACAGAGTTACCTGCACCATATGAAATGTTGCAAACGTTGCATAGAGCAGCAACTCTAGACTTTGAGAGCGCAAACCGGCCTATAAGTTGTAATTCTGAACGCATCGCAAGGATTGCAGCCTCATCTGGAAAAATGCTCAACTCCAGTTATCTGATGAAGTCTTGGAAAAAAAAGTAATGGGTTTAGGAAACGCTCAAGCCTCGAGCATTTCCTGAATCGGCAGCCATTAGATGGCAATTCAGAGATTCCTAAAAAGGTGCGTCCTCGAACTCTGAGAACCCATCTACATGGCCGATATTGAAGCTATCGCACTCCCGTAATGAGTTGCCTTCCCACCTCAGCGTCACTGATTCGTCCTCGTTGAAAGCCATTTCGATCTCGTTGACCTCAGACAAAACGCCCATCACCTCCTTCCATTCACGATCCCCATCCGTGTCCAGGCGGTGAATCGTCACCCACCGCTGAAGCTGCGCGATCGGGTGGTTGATCATGTTCGACACCCTCAGATTCAGCCGCTCGATCCCCGACAGCTCGACACGCTGATTTTGTTTTTGTTGCTGCATCGCACCCATCTACTGCTCCTTAATATCTGTACATCCATACAGTTTAAGAAAAAGCATACCTCAGCCGCTCGAAAAATAAATTAACCGCCGGTATTGACGATAACAAAACCGGCGGTTAATTTACCCACATCGACGCGGTACAAGCCGCAGCGACAGGATCTCCGGGTCTGCCGCTCTTTAACAACCAGCGCCATGAACGACTACCCGGCCACACCGGTTAGGTCACTCCCGGCACCATCGGTGGGAGGTCAGTAAACCGAAGGAAACAAACCGCTGCGCTTGTGAGGCGACCGGCGCCAGATGAAAGCCATTGAGGGGCTCAGTCTGGCGAGGTGATGACCGAACTGTGCGAATGACCCTGACGGGCGCAGTGAGTGACACCGATCGATTTACTGATGCCGCTTCTATGAGGCGGCATTGGAAATCAACGGAGGAAGTGGGATGCAAATCAACCAGAAGAAAACAGTCCAGGTCGATGTGACCTTGCTCAAGTTGCACCTCAAGGTCAGCGATCGATTCACCGCCGGCCTAATCGACGCTCAGGGCGACGAGGTCGGAAGCTTCGAAGGCTACGTGCCTGACTTCTTTCCCGGTGATCACTACGGCGATTACGTGATGCTGGATATCGATCTGGAAACAGGCCAGATCAAGAACTGGAAGAAGCCCGCAGCGGATGACATCGAAAAGATGCTCGATGCCGACGACGAAGACTGAAGTATCGCCTCAGCCAATTCGATGAGTTGGCTGAAGGATGCGGAAGACTTCTGCACCGCGCAACGCGGCCCCCTGCATCACCCCCTACCCCACAACGACCGCATCGACAGGTGCCCGCGTGCTTCACGGCACAGGCTTGGTCACCTGCGCGGGCATCTGATCAATGCGGTCTCAGCTCGCCACGGAGGCGACCATGGACGAATTCCAACGCAGACGTTTCGAAAATCTTCTCGCCCGAGCGCAGAAGCCAGAGTTCTCCCTGGTGGCGCGGGAACTTATTGCCCGGGCCTTCGGCTGGATTGAGGGCTTGCTTGAGGGGAATGTCATCAGCCCCACCGATTACTCGGATCTGTTCCGCGAAATAGCCCATGTCGAGGCTGTGGTCTACGCCCAGACAAATGGGCGGCTGAGCGTCGCGTCATGAGCACCAGTTACGCGGATAGTGCCCAGGCGCGGTTGATGGACGACCGAATGGCTGGGACATCCACCGGCGGCGCCAGTGACAACTGGTTCGACGACGGTCCCGACATCTTCAGCCACCAATGCAACGAACGGGATGCAAAGCGTCTCGCTACCCTGCCCGGTCGCCTTCGTATCGCCATGGGACAGATGGAGACGGCTCTCGCCAAGCCAGGAGGTTCGGCATGACTAATTCACCGGTTAAATCGCTGATCGACGAGCAGCTCGAAGAGATCAGCGCTCACAACCTGCGCGAGGCATACCGGCTCGCAGAAATGCGCGGCTATTACGGTCCTCCGATTGAGCAATACGCAGAGCCTGGCTATCGCGGTCGCGTCCTGCAGGTCCTACGCTACCGCGTTCAGCAGCAACAAACCTCGCAGTAACCCCACCCTTTTCAATCGCAGCGCCCCGGTAACGGCATGGCGCAAGGAGCTTCCGTGTCCGCACATAACCCCACGCCTGTGGCGCACGAACAACAGCTTCACATCATTCCACACGCGGCAACCAGCACCAGTGCCCTCGTGCTGGACGGCGATAGTTTGGACAAGATGATGCGACTGGCTGACGTCATGGCCACCGGCCGCGCAACCTTGCCAAAGCACTTCAACGGAAACTCCGCCGACTGCTTGGCCGTGATCATGCAGTCAATGCAATGGAAGATGAACCCCTTCGCCGTGGCGCAGAAAACGCACTTGGTGAACGGCGTCCTCGGCTACGAGGCCCAGCTCGTGAACGCCGTAATCACCACCTGCGCGCCAGTCATGGATCGCCTGCATTACGAGTGGTTTGGCGAATGGGAAAAAGTGATCGGTAAGTTCACGATCAAGACCGGCGACAAAGGTGAATACCGCGTTCCCGGCTGGAAGATGTCGGACGAGGAAGGCTTGGGCGTCAAAGTCTGGGCAACCTTTCGCGGCGAGGACGAACCTCGTGTGCTGGAGCTGCTACTTGCTCAAGCCCGCACCCGCAACAGCACGCTTTGGGCTGACGACCCACGCCAGCAACTGGCGTATCTCGCAACCAAGCGCTGGTCCCGCCTGTACTGTCCCGACGTCATTCTCGGGGTGTACAGCCCTGACGAGCTGGAGGAAAGCGCCCCGCGCGTTCGCGACGTCTCCCCGATTCGTGAAGCGGAGGCCGCCGGCCTGCAGCCCTACCCCGACGAAAAGCTCGCCGAGAACCTGCCGAAGTGGCGGAAGTCGGTCGACGAGCGCAAGTCCTCGCCCGAGCACCTGATCGCAACCATCAGCAGCAAATACACCCTGAGCGAGCAGCAGATCGAGCAGATCAAGAACCTCGCGCCCATCGAAGGAGTATCTGAATGAAGATCCACAACGTAGCTCAGGGCAGTGCTGAATGGCATGCCCTCCGGGCCAAGTACTTCACCGCCTCCGAAGCCCCGGCAATGATGGGCGCTTCGAAGTATCAAAGCCGCACCGATCTGCTGACCTCGAAGAAAACCGGCATTACGCCAGAGGTAACGCCGAATCAGCAGCGCATCTTCGATAAAGGCCACGCCACCGAAGCATCGGCCCGCCCCTTGGTGGAGGTGAAGATCGGCGAGGAGCTCTACCCAATCGTCGGTACCAGCGGCAACCTATTGGCCTCGATGGACGGTGCGACGATGCTCGGCGATACGCTGTTTGAGCACAAACTCTGGAATGAGTCGCTCGTCGCCCAGGTACGCGCCGGACAGCTCGATCCGCATTACTACTGGCAGCTTGAGCAACAGCTGCTGGTGAGCGGCGCAGAACGTGTGATCTTTGTCTGCTCCGACGGCACGGAGCAAAACTTCGTTTCGATGGAGTATCGCGCCGTCGCTGGGCGTGCTGAGCAACTAGTCGAAGGGTGGAAGCAGTTCGAAGCCGATCTGGCCTCTTTCGAAATGGTTAACGCTCCGTCGATTGTCGTCGGCAAAGCCCCTGATGAGCTTCCTGCGTTGCGCATTGAGCTGACCGGTATGGTCACTCAGAGCAACCTCAAAGTGTTCGAGGACTCGGCGCTGGCGGTCATCGACTCCGTGAAAACCACGCTGACGACTGATCAGGACTTCGCCGACGCCAAGAAAGCCGTTAAGTGGTGTGTCGACGTAGAAGACGCTGTAGCTGCCGCGAAAAAGCAGGCGCTGTCGCAGACACAAAGCATCGACCAACTGTTTTCCTCGTTGGATCGAATCAGCGCTCATGCCCGCGGAACCCGGCTGAAGGTCGACAAGCTCGTCAAGGCTCAAGAGCTGCTGGTGAAGAGCAACATCAAGCAGAAGGCCGAAAATGCCTTGGCTGAGCACGTCGCCGCCATCAACAAAACTCTCGGCCGCGTTGTGCTGCAACCGGTAGCGTCTGACTTTGCTGGTGCGATGAAAAACAAGCGAACCATCGCCAGCCTGCAAGATTCGGTAGACACCGAGCTGGCCCGCGCGAAGATCGATGCCAGCCAAAAGGCCGACGCGATCCGCCTCAACCTCGCCAGCCTGGCTGAACTGGCCGTCGACCACAACTTCCTGTTCAACGACATTCAGCAATTGGTCATGAAGGCAAACGATGACCTGGTGACGTTGATCAAGGTCCGCATCGACGAGCACAAGAAAGCCGAGGAGGACCGGCTGGAGAAGCAGCGCCAGCAGATCCGCGATGAAGAAGCGAAGAAGCTCGCTGATGCTGAAGCCGCCAAGGTCGCCGAGCAACGGAAGGTTGCGGAGCAAGCAGCGGCGACTCCAACAGCTTCGACGCCGGCGTCTAACCCCCAGCCTACGGCGCGCGTATCGACGGTCGCGCCATCAGCCAAAGTGCCGCCGAAGCCGACGAAGATGGAAGCCCATGTGCCAGACCTGTCAGTCCTGGTGAAAGCCGTTTACGAAGGCCGGGCGCCAATTTCGGTGCTCACCGTCAATTGGGGCGCACTCGACGACCTCGTTCACATCCACGGCGAAGCGTTCAGCATGGACGGGGTCGTCCTGCAGCAGGTGGCAGCATGATCAGTTTCAGTTTAAGTCCTAATGCTCCGACCCTCAGCAAGTCAGCCGAATTCGCCGCGGCGATGGCGGCTTACGAGCAGAACGGGGGCCGAATCACCCAGGGTTCCTGCCTCACCGGTACACTTATCCCGCCCAAGCGCCGGGACTGGGTAGACCCTGAAACGGTGCTCAAGCGGAAGACACGGAATATCTCGCCTGCCGGCCGCAAGCAGCTGCGCAAGATGGCGGAGTCGCTGTGAAACGCAAAGCCCATAACCTGCGCGCTCGAATCGAGCGCTCTTGCCGGGCCATCCTCAGCACCAACCACGTCTGCGTGGTGAACATCGATCCCAGCGGCAGACAGTGGATGTTCAACTGGAAGAACTGCCGCGTGATCCGAAGCCGGCAGATCGTCGACGCCATCTTCGACGTATCCCACCGCTGGACGATCTACATCAGCTGCATGTGCATCAGACAGGACGGTAGCGAGTACCTGAAATCGGTGGAGATTGCACCGATAGGCATGTACCTCGCCAGCCAGATCACTGAGGCGATCGAGCACCACTACACCGAGTTGCGCGTCAGCTGTAACGCGAAGCACCTGGTGGCGTACGGCTGGATCGCGATTCCCTCTGAGGTCTCGCTGGACGAAGAGCAGGCCGCCAAGATCTTCACCGCAGCCGGTGCCTGGAACCAGGTGAAAGCAGCATGAAGCGCATCAGCAGACTCGTCGCCCAGCGCAGACGGCAGGAACACATTCACCTTCCGCCCAGCGGATTGACGGAGGCCGGCAATGGCAGTGGATCAGAAAGAGCGCAGCGCCAAGTCGGCGAAGAAGCGCGAGGAGTTCGACGAGAAGGAGCTTCGCCACCGGCTACGACTCGGCACCCGGCAGAAGCTTGAAGAGCTGATGCAGTGGAACGACATCGAGGAGATCAGCGAGGCGATGCAGAATCTGATCCTCAACGCTCATGCGCTGGGGCCAACGCTGTCGTTCGAAGCGATTCAAAGTCCGCGCCACAAAGTGACAATTAGCGAAAACGTGGCGCGAATGTTTGAAAGGGAATCGCAGCGGGAGATTGCGCGCGACTTTGGGGATGAGGTTATTTCGCCCTGATCGGCAGGCGCTCATCTTTGTATCTGTACACATTGAGAGCGCCATGGTGATCGGTATTCACGCTACCTGCCGGCACCATAAAAATTCTGCCCGTTTCGTTGAAGTCGCCACGCTCAATCAGGACGCGAAGGGCTTTCTCATTTATTCCTTCAAACGTTTTGTTGTCGGACTTCTGGGTGTAGCTGTAGAGGCCCTTTTTATCCCCTCTCTTGAATTTGTATGGATGGCAGACAAGGCCAGCATCGTTCATGCCGGTGACATCTTCTAACAGTTCAAGCATCACTACTCCTTACCCGGTCCCATGCCGGTTTATATCCTACCAAGCGCGATGTTCGAAATAAATTAACTGCGATCAATTTAGCGCTTAGCTCGAAATTTTCAAATACGAAATTACAGAGTGGGCTCCGATTGTAATCAGTACAAAAAACATTACTACACATATCCATGTAGACCATTTCTTGGTGCTCTTATAAGCAGGCTCCCCAAGCTTTACCGTCTCCCACTCCGTTTTAAGTATACTCCGAGAATACGAAGTAATCTCATTTACTGCGGCAAATACCTGCTCTTTAAGTACTAGCCATTTTTTTGAATCCTGCTCGACCTTTAACTCCCCGAGCTTAGCAATACAAAACTCGTATTTGGTTTCTACCCTGCTAAAGCTGAGATCGTCAGGTTTGAAATGCAGACGCACCTTTGCATATGCATGGTGTATCTCCTGCGTAAGCACGTTAGCAGAATTCAAACTATTTCTGAACGTCTCACGATGAAACTGGGCTAAGTCATCCTCAAGTTTCTGCTGAAACTCATTGGTTTCCGGATTGTCTTTGAATCTCCTGTCTAATTGTGCCTGCATGTTTCGGGCCGTTACTAATATGCTAGCTTGAGATGTGATTTTGGCTATGAGTTCAGCTAAGGCTGAACGCAGAGAATCCGTCCAAGCCTGACGAAACTCGGTAGTCTTGCTCTCTTTTTCGTTAACCAGCTTTACGATACTAAGCGCGGCAGTGATGAACCCTGCCAGCGCTGTCAGAAAAGCGGTCAGAAGAATTTTGTCCATCGAAGAATCCCTATCCTCAGGCAATGGTTAGCGAGCCGGCTGCTTGCTTACCGGGTATGAAACACCAATAGAGCCCAAATTGCCACTACACCTTTTTTCGCAGGCCAAAGGCTGATATGCCATTTTCTGAGCACTTTTATTCAGTAATTATCAGTCTCAATGGGTTCGACAATTTGTCGACCTACGCTGAAATAGCATCAGCAGCCACTTCGATCGCTAGAGCAGCGTCTCGTACATCCTCTGACATGTAAGCGATGTCGTTGAGCATCGATTCGATGGCTGCTTCGGTGAGTGATTCGAGATCCAGCCCTTGATCCACCGCAGCCATCAGCACCGCTTTCAGCGCCATCCGCAACATCTTTTCCCTGTCTTCGCTCATGACCTTCTCACTTCCTGTGGAGAGGTAAGCGTAGGCCATTCCCAACCACATGGAAGCGCGGAAGCCGCTTCGGGCCATTGCCGCTGCTGAGACCGCGCTGGGTTGGCGAGGAAGTGCAACGCGAGGCGATCGCTCAGGAGTTCAAAGCAGTGCTTGAGGAGAAAATCGGTGCAGCTGCCAACCTATCGCTGGGTAGCTTCTGCGCTTAACTGGCCTTAGGTATCCGCGCCACAAAGGTGACGATTCGCGAAAACGTGGCGCGGATGTTTGATCGGGAATCACGCAGGGAGGTTGCGCGCGATCCTGCTGATGAAATTATCAGCCTACCCTGTTAAGCACGGACAAGATCACAGTCCCGTAACCCCAAACCGCGGTGCCACTCAGGGTTGCCAGGAAAGCGATCGTTTTCAGCACACCAGCGGGCACCTCAAGCGCGTTGTAGATTTTAATGTTTTCCAATCCTGCGGTTTTCCTTGGATCAACCAGGCGGTTCAACGTGTCGTCAAGGAGGTAAATGGCCAACAAAGAAAAGATCGTAGTAACAGCCCCTGCTCTCTCGAACCATTGGGACGGGCTATCAGTGATCGGCTTATACGCCAGAAAAAAACTGGTTGAGAACGGCGCTATACACGCGATCCCCAGCAGCAGTAGGCAGATGAACAGCGACGTAAAATAGAGAGTCAATCTCAGCCATTTTTGCAATTTCAACAACATCACCTGACTTTTAGAGAAGTTCTTAGCGCGCTTTAATACCCCATCCCTTTGCAAATTGCCACCGTGTAGATGGACGGTGGCCCATGCTTGGAGCTTGCTATGCACACGAGAGAAGAATGGCTCGTCGACAGACAGGACTACACCATCTGCGTCGAGCGCGACGGCGAGCCGCTGGAAATCGCCACCTTGTCTCCTATGGATCACAACGGAATCAAGCATGTGATCGGCGACGAGACCTGGGCAAACGCTTACCTCATGCGCTCTGCGCCGCAGTTGCTGGCGGCGCTCGAAGCGATACTTGGCAAAGCTTATAAGCAGAACTGGAACGATCGATACCCAGAGGTGATTGAGCAGGCACAAGGCGCGATAGCCCTTGCGAAAGCGGGTTACCCGAGCTCTGATGGTGATCACGATCTGGAGTGGGTGTAGCCATCACACCAGCGCATCAGCCGCCTTCCCCACTGCCGAAATCAAGCGCATCAGACGCAACCTCGATCTCTCGGATAGCGGCAACAACAGACGGCGATACGTTCTTAGGCAGAAGCGTCAGCGACCCAATTGCCTGCTCGCAAAGCTCATCGACATCTACGTGAAGCTCGCGCGCTGCGTTCAGTACAGCTTCAAGCGCGATAGATAGCGCCAATTCCCGGTTCTCGCTCATGACCTTCTCCCTTCCTGTGGAGAGATAAGCGTAGGCCATTCCCTACTTTGAATCACGCCACTGGCGACACGGAGGAACCATGCACGTTCTGTTCTGCAGTTATGGAAACGACTCAATCGCGCTGATCCAGTGGGCCCATGAAAATAGGCTGCCGGATGTCACATGCCTCTACTCCGATACTGGATGGGCTGCAAAGGAATGGGCGGAACGAGTAGCTCGGGGCGAGGCGCTTGCTCACAGCTACGACTTCCAGACGGTGCAGACCAAGTCAGAGGGAATGGTCGCGTTGGTGAAGCGAAAACGCGGCTGGCCTGGCGCTGGCGGCCAAGGCCAGTTCTGCACTGCCGAATTGAAAGTGCAGCCTGCCCTGTCATGGCTGGATGAACATGACCCGCAAAAGCTGGCGACAGCGATGACAGGCGTTCGCAGATCAGAAAGCGCCCATCGAGCGGATGCGCCCGAACACGTTATCGAATCGGAGCGGCATGGTGGTCGAGAGTTGTGGCAGCCGCTGGTTCGCCACGACGACACGATGCGTAATCAATTGTTGTCCAGGGCTGGATTCGAGCCACTGCCGCACCGGTCCAACGAATGCTACCCGTGCGTCAATGCAAACATTGACGAGCTTCGGGTGCTGTCCGAGGACCGGATACGTCTCATCGACATCACCGAGCAGGAGCTTGGATTCACTCAGAAAGGTAAGGCGCGCGTGATGTTCAGGTCTGCGCGCAGAAAGAATGCGGTCGGTATTCGCGCCGTTCTTAAGTGGGCAGACGCGCCCAGAGCGCGAGATCAGATGCAGCTGTTTCCTATCAGCAAGTGTGACTCTGGCTACTGCGGTGGATGATCACACTGGCGCATCAGCTGCCTCCTCAATAGCAATGAAAGCCTTCGACATCCCCCGAGCTGCAGGGATGCGGACGACATTTCATTGTCTAGAGTTCAGCAGAATGGAGCGAATATAAAGCGCATGTTCATTTGCGCCAAATGATGAAGCGTCAAACTCAACTAGTTCACCAACATCAATTAGCATTTCAACATCAAGATTATCAAACACCTTAAACTGGGATACATATTTTTTGAAAGGCTCCCCCTTTTTATTAAGGCAATTATAATAGAGAATAACAAGCTCAAAGTCAGATAAGAAAGACCTGACCACACTTCCAAACCTTAACGTATCTGGATGCCCTGACTCTGAAATAAACCTAAAAACTGAATACAAACTTCTAAAGTACAAGCTTAAATCGCCTTGGTATTTCAACCACATCAGTTCGTAAGAGTCCTCAAGCTTAGCGTAGCCCTCAGAAAGGCTGCCTCGATACTCACTCTCCAGAAATCTATACCAGACTTTGAAGCAATCCCGGCCGGAATGTAAAAGCTCCCCCTTTCTTTTGACATCAAATCCGCTGACAACATTCTGCTGGAGGGTCAGCATACTATAAAACTGGGACTCTATTTTTTGATGAGATGCTTGCTGCCTTGCCTCTTCAATATCCCGTCGTTGGACCGTTAAGTCTTTCCTTTGCATAAGTAACGTTACGACAACTCCGGCAAATGCCAACCCAGAAAACAAAGCATTCAGCGAACCGAAAGTATCCCCGAACGAGCCGTCTCTAAATTTATTTGGCAGCTGCAAATAAGGATGATCGGAAACCAAGAAATCGACAAACAAGTAATAGATACCGACCACAGCTGCAAAAACTGCTGCCGAACGCAGAAGCAAAAAAAAAGCTTCGGTGATTTTTTTCCGTGTAGCCATTGAGCATCTCCTTTTTTCTTAATTCTATCCGCTGAGATAAAACAATGCCTATCGATTACGGAAGCGTATGCAGCGGCATCGAAGCCGCAACCGCCGCCTGGCATCCGCTGGGCATGAACCCGATCTGGTTCGCCGAGATTGAGCCCTTCCCCTCCGCCGTGCTGGCTCACCATTACCCTAAGGTGAAGAACCACGGCGACATGACCAAGCTCGCCGCCCTGGTGCTCGCCGGTAAGATCAAGGCGCCGCCCGTGCTCGTTGGCGGCACACCCTGCCAGGCGTTCAGCGTTGCCGGCATGCGCCAAGGCCTGCTGGATCCGCGCGGCGCACTCACCATCAAATATGTGGAGCTCGCAGATGCAGTTGACCATGTTCGAACAGCCCGCGGCGATGACGAGTGTGTCGTCGTCTGGGAAAACGTCCCCGGAGTCCTTTCCGATAAGCAAAACGCCTTCGGATGCTTTCTTGGTGCGCTTGCTGGGGAAGACTGCGAGCTGCAGCCTTCAGGGAAGCGGTGGACAGACGCTGGTTGTGTGTATGGACCCAAAAGAACAGTCGCGTGGCGGATCCTGGACGCCCAATATTTCGGCCTGGCCCAACGACGGCGCCGTGTGTTCGTTGTCGCAAGTGCTCGAAGAGGGTTCGATCCCCTTGAGGTACTTTTTGAGCGCGAAGGCGTGCGCCGGGATACTGCGCCGCGCCGAGGTGAGGGGCAAGACGTTACCGGAACAGCTCCTTTCGGCCCTGCACTCCAGTGCGGATGCGGAAACGTCTTCCCCGAAGAGCTTGGTCACTACGGCTGCATGAACTGCGAGGGCGATGAAGGCCCGGCGGTGACCATGTTCGGCGGCATCCCGGCGTTTGGCGGCCACAGCCTTGCAAGCTCGATCGAGCGGTCGGCCACGCTCACGGCAAAAGACAGTCGGCTGGACATCGAAAGCGAGACGTTTTTTGTTGTTCATGGGACGCAAGACCCGTGCGTGCTTGAAGATCTGGCTCACGTTCTGGGTCGGAATACCGGGCAAGAGAATGCGGTTCTCTGCAATTCCACTATCCGCCGTCTGACCCCAAATGAGTTTGAGCGCCTGCAAGGTTTCCGCGACGACTACACCCTGATCCCCTGGCGCGGCAAGCCAGCCAACGACTGCCCTGACGGCCCTCGCTACAAGGCTATCGGAAACAGCAAAGCCGTGACTGTCGTTCGATGGCTCGGCCTTCGCCTCCTGCAACAACTCTGACCCACCCCAAAGTAACCTAACCAGGTTACATCTCGAAAAGTAACCTAATTGGGTTACAGGGATATCGCCATGCCTGAACCAGTTCAACAAGTCCGAGCCACGGTGCTGCTGGGTCGTGACGATATGCACCGAATCAGCCTTCACCGCTTGCCTCAGGTTTATCTGACCCCGGCGCTAGCGCTGACCATCGCAAGAGAAATCAACCAATACGCCATCGACGCCATCCGGGCTGATGGCGAGCGGGATATTCAGGAGACATCATGAGAAAGGAATACGATTTTCCGACAGATTTCGATGCGCTGAGCTGGCAGGAACTGGCTGTGAAGCTTTCTTACTACCTTTCTCCGGCACTGGTTCATGCTCAAACAGCCATGAACGACGAAACCATGCACGACGCACTCGGTTGCTGCCATGAAGTGTCAAAGCGGGTTATTGCTGAACGAGCCGCGCCGCCCGAGGATGTCCGCGCAGCGGTGAAAGAGCCGGTGTACCAAGTTCGCTCCCACGGCTCCTGCTGTTGGGAAGACGTCAGCGGTGATTCGCTTGAATTATCCCGATGCCAGCCCGAGCATTACGAAATTCGCAAGCTTTACCACTTTTCGCAATGTTCGGAGGTCAGCCCGCAATGTTCGGAGCAGCTCCGAATACAAAGCAATCTGCTCCCGCCTCAAACACTGCTGCCACACCCGCCACGTCACTGGGGCTTCCTTCAGCCAGAGCGCGAAGTTCCCGGATACACGCTGGAGCAGATGAAGGAATACGGTGCCCAATGCGTTGCAGCCTTCATTAAGCAGAACGCCCCGCAATAACCCTCAGAACATCCTACCCCAGCCCGGAAAATCTTACTTTCCGCCCTACCGGCTCGGATTTATTTACCACATTCCTTGCTGCGGTATGCGGCGAGACACGCCGTCGGTACTCGCAGTGCCTACTACCTGGCCTGCATTAGGGCTGGAGCGTCTACGTGCCCAAGATGCAGATGCAGAGCCGCGAACGAAGCCTGCTGCACGATAACGGCAGACTTCCAGGCAGGACTTCCCATGGAAGAGAGCACCACTATCTTCATCATGTTGATGGTCGACTCATCCAAGGCGAGTAGCAGCGAATGGGCTGTGAAACGGAAATCGTCTGCGGTCTGCATGCGGAAAAACCTACTTACTAAAAGCAATCGGTTATCGATTCCATCTATCTGTGAGTCGTGGCTGATCAGCTAATTCAATTCAACCGGATCGACGGCTCATATATCTCTTTCCCAATTGCCTGCTGCGTATGCGGCGAGGACGAAGTCATGACTGAAGAAATCATTTTCCTGAACGACAATCCAGCACAGTGTGGCTGCACATCGCGCTTCAGCGACGGCGGCGGCCAGTATTCGAATGTCTTTTACGTCACACCGTGTTCTATCCATTCGCCGAAGGTTTTCGGGCCGGCCGAGGTTGTTCGCGATAAGGATGGTTGGTGGTGGCATCCAGATGTCCCAGACTTTGGGGAAGGCGAAGACCCCGCGCCGTATCTCGCCTGGGTGGCTGAACAAAGGCTGGAGCTGAAAGGCTGGAATGCGGGCGATGAGACTTATGAACTTCCCGAAGAAGATGCCGCGTGCACGGCCTGGAACCCTGCTTCACCCGGACCTGAATGGTTTCTGATGGGCATCTTCGATACCGAGGATGGACCCTATGTCAGCTGGGCTCGACGGATGGTGACGCCATGAAGCGTGAACTCATCAAGATCAGCGAATTCCGCCGCCGGCGCTGGGGGGAAAACGGCACGCCGCCCTGCTCCCAGGCGATCCGCAACTACATCCGAGACGGCAAGCTTCCGGGCGAGCAGATCGGAAAACTCTGGTATATCGATTGGGCGGCCTTCAACAAGTCCGCCGGCAACGAGCTCGTAGCGATGGTATTGAAAGGAGCTGCATGATGGTCCCAAGGCCGCGCAACAAGTCGAACAGAGGCTTGCCGCCGAACCTCTACCTGGATGATCGGCGCGGGACCTACCGGTACCGCAGGCCGACTGACGGCAAATGGTTTCCGTTCGGAGCCGATCGGGTGAAAGCTGTAGACGCGGCCAAGCAATTGAACCTCGCCTTCATGGAGGGCGCCGACCTAGTTGGCTCGGTGATGGGCGAGTCTGCCGAGCTGTTCACCGCATTCCTGACCCAGTATCAAGAGAGGGTACTGCCACCTCGCGAGCTCTCCCAGGGGACGCTCGCCCTGTATGGGGTGCATTTTCGACGTTTTCGGAAGGCGTTCGAAGGCAAGGCTATCGACCAGATCACAATTCGCATGATCGCCGAGCTGCTGGATTCGGTAACGCCTCGTACTGCAAACCAGTGCCGTGCACTGCTGATCGATATATTCAACCACGCCGCAGCGAAGGGGCTGTGCCCCGACAACCCCGCAATGAGCACAATCAGCCGGATCGAAAAGAAAGCCCGCAAGCGCCACACCGTCAACGGGCTGAAAGCGATCCGGGAGAAATCGCCCGCTTGGCTGCAGAACGCAATCGATCTGGCGCTGATCACCGCGCAGCGGCGCACCGACATTCTGTCCATGAAGTTCGAAGACGTGAAGGATGGATACCTGTACGTGGTCCAGCAGAAGACTGCCAAAGCCTCGGACATGGCATGGATCCGGTTCAAAGTCACACCAGAGCTTCAGCGGGTCATCAGCCACTGCCGAGACAATATCGTCTCGCCGTTTCTAATCCACCGGCGGCCGGAGCGAAAGAAACAGAAGCAGGCTGAAACGAAGGAGCACTGGACCAAGATTGAGGAACGGTATCTGACCAGGGCTTTCAAGGAAGCGCGGGAGGCAGCGGATTGTTACAAGGGATGGAAGGAAGAGGAAATGCCGGGCTTCCATGAAGTCAGAGCGCTGTCGCTGCACCTGTACAAGAAAGCCGGAAAGGATGGGCAAAAGATCGCTGGCCACGCAAGCGAGGAGATGACCAGAAACTATCAGAAGGATCACGCGGAAGTGGTCTGGTCAGAGGCCGTACCCGACCTCGATATCAGTGAAATCGCCGGATAGTTTTGCGCCAGTTTTGCGCGGGTTTTGCGCCGACCAAAAATGAAAAAGGGAATCAAACCTGTAAGTGGCTGATTCCCTTTACAAAATATGGTCGGGACGGAGTGATTCGAACACTCGACCCCTAGCACCCCATGCTAGTGCGCTACCGGACTGCGCTACGCCCCGACTAG